GCCGTCCGGCGGGCGCACCCTTCCACCCTGAAAGGACACGAATATGGCAGCCAAGCAGCCGCAGGACCACAAGACCCCGAAAAACCAGCCCAAGACCGTCGAGGCCATGGGCGTCACCGTCACCGTCGGCCCCGCGATCTTCGACGACCTCGACATGGTCGAATACCTCTACGACCTCCAGAACGCGCAGGAAGGCGACGGCAGCGGCGCGTTCGCCATCGTCCCCTTCCTCAAGAAGCTGTGCGGCGACCAGTACACGGCGATGAAGGACGCATTGCGCGACCCCGACACCGGGCGCGTGAGCATCGACAAGGTCAGCGAATTCATCGCCCAACTCCTCGAACAGGTCGCCCCAAACTCCTGACGCTCATAGGAATGCTCGCCACAGCGCCCGACGCGCTCGAAGCGGACTTCCAGCGTTTCTATGGGCTCAACCCCGACCTCATCTGGACGGGCGAACTGCCCGCCGACCGTGCGGCCGCACTGGCCGCCAACCTGCCCCGTCAGGCCATCGTCTGGCAAAAAACTCGACCCGCGCCTCGCATGGGACGACCAGACCTACCTCCTCGCCGACATCCGCGACAGCCTCGCGTTCCTCGCCTGGACGAAAACCAAGGAGGCCTCACGCAAGGGCGCGCGCTGGCGCGGACAGCTCCAACGCCCCGGCACCGTCCGGCATGAAGCCACGGGCGGCGAGGCCGTGGCGATGGACGACGAACAACTGGCCGCATACCTGGCCGCACCGCGCACCACCATCAGGGAGGCATAGCATGGCAATCGAGATCGCCACCGCGTTCGTGCAGGTCGTGCCCAGCATGAAGGGCGTCGGCAAGGCCATCGAATCGGCGTTCGGCAGCGCATCGGAAACCGCCGGCAACACCGCCGGCATCAAAGCCGGCAACGGCTTCGCCGGCGGCTTCGGCGCGAAACTCGGCGTCATCACCGGCATCGCGCAAAGCGTCGCGGGCAAGGCCATCGAAGCGTTCATGGGCCTGTCCGGCGAGATCACCAGCGCCTCCGACAGCGCCCAGAAGTTCGCCAGCACCCTGAACTTCGCCGGCGTCAGCGAGAAGCAGATCAAACGACTCACCGCCAGCACGCAGGACTATGCCGACAAGACCGTCTACGACCTCAACGACATCCGCAACACCACCGCCCAGCTCGCCGCCAACGGCGTGCCCAACTACGACAGGCTCGCCGAAGCCGCAGGCAACCTCAACGCCGTCGCCGGCGGCTCGGCCGACACGTTCAAAAGCGTCGCGATGGTATTGACCCAGACCGCCGGCCAGGGAAAACTCACGACCGAGAACTGGAACCAGCTCTCGGACGCGATCCCCGGCGCGAGCGGCAAAATCCAGCAGGCACTCAAGGAAGCCGGGGCCTACACCGGCAACTTCCGCGACGCGATGGCCGACGGGCAGATCACCGCGCAGGAATTCAACGACGCGATCATGTCCCTGGGCTTCACCGACGCCGCCGTGGAAGCGGCCACCAGCGCCAGCACCATCGAGGGAGCCACCGGCAACCTCGAAGCCGCGTTCGTCAAGCTCGGCGCGAGCGTGCTCGACAGCGTCAAACCCGCCATCACCGGCGGCATGAGCTGGATCGCAGACGGAGTCACCAACGCCGTGCCCGTCGTCCAGGCAGGCATCGAAGGGCTCATCGGCTGGTTCCAGCGCCTCTACTCCAAACTGGAGGAAAACGGCGCGATCACCGCGTTCAAATCCGCGTGGGACACCATCAGGAACGCGATCATGGGCGTCGTCAACATGGTCGTCGACTGGGTGAAACTCATGCCGCCCGACGGGGTCGCGACCGCCATAAAACTCATCGCCGACACGTTGAACCTCATCGTCGGCAACGCCGGCAAGCTCGCGCCCGTGCTCATACCGGCCGTCACCGCGTTCCTCGGCTTCAAAACAGCCACGGCGGGCATCACGGCTGTCGCCGGCGGGCTCGACGGCATCTTCAACGCCGCCGTGAAGGTCAAGAACGCCGCCAACGGCGTCACCGACCTCGTCAACGGCATAGGCGGCATCTCCGGCCGCATCCAGAAGATAGCCGCATCCACCAAGATCGCGCAGAACGCGCAACTCGCATGGAACGCCGTGACGAGCGCCGGCACCGCCATCCAACGGGCCTTCAACGCCGTCCTCAAGGCGAATCCCGCCGGCTTCTGGGTCACGATCTTCGCCACGGTGGTCGCCGCGCTCGTCTGGTTCTTCACCCAGACCGAGGTCGGCCGCAAGGCATGGGCCGCGTTCACCTCATGGCTGTCCGAGACATGGGCCGCGCTCGTGGAGGGCGCTAAGGCGATATGGAACGGGCTCGGCGAATTCCTTGCCAACCTATGGGCGACGATCACAGGCGGCGTGCAATCCGCATGGAACGGCATCGCCGGCTTCTTCACGAGCCTATGGCAGACGATCGGCGGCGGCGTCACCGGCGCATGGACGTCGATCACCACGTTCCTGTCCGGCGTGTGGACCGGAATCAGCACGACCGCCACGACGATCTTCACCAGCGTCCGGGACTTCATCATCAACGTGTTCACCGTGATCGGCGCGCTCATCGTCGCCCCGTTGCAGGCGATCCAGAACGGCATCGACACCGTGTTCGGCTGGATACTCTCGTTCATCACCCAGCAGATGAACAGCACGAACACCGTATGGAGCACCGTATGGACGGCGATCTACAACGTCGTCAACACGATCTTCACGCTGATACGCGGCTACATCTCGACCGTCGTGAACGCGATCCGCACCATCATCGTCGTGTTCCTCGACCTGCTCAAGGGAGACTGGCATGGCGCATGGGACGCGATCAAATCGTTCTTCACGACCACATGGGACGGCATCAAAGCGTTCCTGTCGAACATCCTCGACGGAATCAAAAGCATCTGGACGAGCGTATGGACGGCCGTAAGCCAGTTCTTCACGGATGTCTGGAACAAGATCGTCGCGTTCTTCACGCCGATCATCAACGGCATCAGGAACACGATCGGCAACGTCCTCAACGCCATCAGCGGCGTATGGACGAGCGTCTGGAACGCGGTCAAGTCCGTCGCATCCACCATCTGGAACGCCATCAGCGGCGTGGTGTCCACATACATCCAGAATGTGCGCAACACCATCTCGACCGTCCTGAACGCCATCAGCGGCGTATGGACGAGCGTATGGAACAGCGTCAGCTCGTTCCTTGGAAACATCTGGCACGGGATCACATCGGCCGTGTCCAACGGCATCCAATCCGTGTCGAACACCGTCGGCCGCATCCGCGACACCGTGCTCGGCGCGGTCAGCGGGGCCGGCGGATGGCTGTACGACACGGGCCGTCAGATCATCAGCGGCCTCATCAACGGCATCGGCGGCGCGTTCCAGTGGGTCAGGAACACCATCAGCAACCTCGGCAGCAGCCTCGTCGGCTGGGCCAAGGGCGTGCTCGGCATCCACAGCCCGTCACGCATCTTCAGGGACGAGGTCGGCAAATGGATACCCGCCGGCATGGCCCAAGGCATCGACAAGGCCAGCGGCCTCGTCGCCGACAGCATCGACGGCCTGACCGACATGATCCCCACCGTGAGCCTGAAGACCGACACCAGCCGGCTCGAAACCCCGCTCGCATACCACGGCACCGTCAACGGCGGACGGATCGCGTACACGATGGACGACCGTTCGGCCGACTACGCGACCAAACAGGACATCATCGACGCGATCGACATGGCACTATCCGCCGGCATCACGCTCAACCTGTCCGATCGCGGCGGCGAGGTCATGGCCGGCAAGCTCGCCAAACCCATGAGCTACGAACTCGACAACATGGCCCGACTCGGCCGATAACAGGAAGGGGGGCAGCATCATGCTCTACCAGCGACGCATGCGCCTGCCGCATGTCGAAGACCCCACGCTCAACGGCACGCCGCTGGAGCGCATGATGCTCTCCCTGACCTCCGACGGCGTGACCATCGGCAACGCCGAACCCATGGTGAGCGTGCAGGACATGCCCGGCCGCGACGGCCGGCTCGACCTGACCCTCACCGACCCCTCGGGGGCCGCGTACATGGGCGACCGCGCCATCACGCTCAGCCTGTACGCGATCGGCGGAGAAGACGACATCCTCGCCGCCAAGACGCAGCTCGCGGCCCTGGCCGGCACCATCGTCTCACTCTCATGGCGGGGATTGCCCGGCGAATACCAAGGCCGCATGAGCCTTTCCGCGTGGGAGGACAAATGGGCCGGCCCCCGGCAGGTCGCCACGCTCGTCACCGTGAGCATCGCCGCCGCCCCTTATCTCATCGGCCGCAGCCGCACCGTCACGCTCAAAACGGGCGCGAACGCGATCCATGTCAAAGGCAACCGGCCATGCTGGCCCGCATGGGCGCTCACCCCAGCCAGCGGAGCCAAGACCATCGCCATACGGGACGCGCACGGCCACAAGCTCACTCTCGCATCCGCCACCGCGATCACCGGGCGCATCACCATCGATACTGCGCCGGACTCGCGCGAGCTGCGCGTCAACGGCAACCTCATGACACCCACCCTCGAATCCGACTACTTCCCGCTCCTGCCGGGAGCCAACACGATCACCCCGTCCGGCGTCACGGCCGCCAGCCTCGCGTACCGGCCGCTCACGCTCATCTAGGAGACACGTTTTGCGTTACATGATCTTCGACCGCTGGGGCAACCCGCTCGGCGACCTCCCATACGCCATCAAAGCCATCCGCACCCGCGCCACCGACGGCACCGACACCCTTGATATCACCACCATCGGCGAGATCAACAAGGACGAACGCATCGTGTTCAAGGACAGCACGGGTCGATGGGCGGAATACCTGTGCCAGTCCACCCAGACCGCCCGCGCCGCAGGCATGCCCGTCACCGTCGCCTACTGCACCGGCAGCATCGCCGAACTGTCCCGCACCTATATCGAGGACAAACGCAACCGCAACGCGAACGCCAAAGCCTGCCTCGCCAAAGCCCTCGAAGGCACCCGGTGGACGGTCGGCACCGTCGAAACCGGCACCCGCACCCGCATCGCCGACCTCGCCTTCTACCACTGCACCGTACTCGAAGCCGTCCAGAAGACCGCCGACACCTACGGGCTCGAAGCCCAGACCGAATACCAGCCCGACCCGACCGGCAACCGCATCGGCCAACGCATCATCCACCTCGTCGAACACCGAGGCCAAACCACGAGCACGAAACGCTTCGAATACGGCAAAGACCTCACCCAAATCAAACGCGACATCGACGCCGGCGACGTCATCACCCGCCTCTACGGCTGGGGCAAAGGCATCGAACAAACCAACGAGGAAGGCGAAGCCACCGGAGGATACAGCCGCAAAATCAGCTTCGCCGACGTCAACAACGGCAAACCCTACATCCAAGACGACCAAGCGCTCGCCAACTGGGGCATCGTGGGAGCCGACGGCACCAAACACCACAGCGAAGCAAGCGCGGACTTCCCCGACTGCGAAGACCCCAAGGAACTCCTAAACCTCACCAAAGCGGCGCTCAAGACCCGCACCACGCCCGTCGTCTCCTACACCGCCGACGTGACCGCACTCGGCCAAGCCGGATACGACCCGGAAGGCACGGACGTCGGCGACAGCGTGCAGATCATCGACACCAGCTTCACCACACCATTGCGCCTCGAAGGCCGCATCCTCCAGATCGAGGAAGACCTGGCCGGCAGCCTCGCCGACACCAAGATCACCCTCGGCAACATCCGCCAGACATACACGCAGCGCATGGCCGCCCAACAGCAGGCCCTCGACAAGCTCGTATCCAACTCCGGCGCATGGAACAGCGCCGCCGGCGGCACCGGCCCGTACATGAAAGACCTCATCGACCGGATCAACCAGATCATGAACGCCACCGGCGGATACACGTACCTCAAACCCGGCCAGGGCATCTACGTGTACGACAAGCCCGAGGACCAGAACCCCACCCAATGCATCCACATCGGCGGCGGCTACTGGCGCATCGCCGACCACAAAAAACCGAACGGGGACTGGGACTTCCGGGCGCTCGCCAACGGCAAAGGCATCTTCGCCGACACCGTGTTCACCGGCCGTCTCTCCGACGCAGCAGGCCTGAACTACTGGGATATGGACACCGGCGATTTCAGCCTGTCCGCCCGCAGCACCATCGGCGGCAAGACCGTCCAGCAGTATGCCGACGGCGCGGTGTCCGACGCGAACTCGTACACCGACGCGGCGAAACAGGCGGCGATCACCGAGGCCAAGCGTCAGGCCGACGCGGCCGATACGGCCAAGCTCGCGGAGGCGAGGAAGTACGCCGAGACCAAGGCCTCGGAAGCCCTGACCGCAGCCAAGGCGCAGTCCAAATCGGACAGCGATGCCGCGAAGGCGGCGGCGCAGGCCTACGTGGACGCACTCGACGAATCTCTGGGCCAGCGCAGCATCTTCGACCGTCTGACCAACAACGGCAAGACGCAGGGCATCTACCTGTCCGGCGGACTGCTGTATCTGAACGCCACGTATATGAAGACCGGCGTATTGGATGCGGCGCTCGTCAAGGCCGGCCGTCTCACCGACAAAAAGGGCCTGAACTACTGGGATATGGACACCGGCGAATTCAGCCTGTCCGCCAATTCGACCATCAACGGCAACAAGGCGTCCAGCCTCGCCACCCAGACCCAAGCCCAGAAACTCGCCACGGACGCGCAGACCGCCGCCAAGACCTACGCCGACAGCGTGGGTGCCAGCACGCTCAACAGCGCGAAAAGCGACGCGACCGCCAAGGCCGACACGGCCCTGTCCGGCGCGAAGACCTACGCCGAGGCGATCATGGCCTACGGCAGCAACCTCGTGCGCAACCCGAACGGCAACCCCGACCACGACCTCGACAAGCTCGGCGCGAGCAAACTCACCAAGACAATGCCCGCCACACACCCCGAGGGCATCACGAGCGCGATCCACCTGGGCGGCGTGCGAGACACGAGCTTCGGATGGCTGCTCGACTCGTTCCGGGGCCACACGTTCCGCCTGTCCGGCTGGGCATACCGCAAGGCCGGCAATGTCACCAGCAGCTTCGGCATCTGCTGGACGGACACCGGCAACGGCAACCATTGGCAGACCATCGCCAGAGCCGCCGCCGACGCGAACGGCTGGACATACGTGTCCGGCAGCTACACCGTGCCGTCCAACGCCAAGACCGCACGCCTGTGGATGCAGGTCGATCGCGACCCCGCCGCCGCATCCGACGCCGACTGGTACTGGACCGGCCTGCAATGCACCGACGAGACCGCCGCCCGCAGCTACGTGGACACCTTCGAAGGAGAACTCACCCAGACCTACATCTTCAACAAGCTCACCAACAACGGCCAAAAACAAGGCCTCTACCTGTCCAACGGACTGCTGTACATCAACGCCACCTATATGAAGACCGGCGTCATCACCGGCAAGCGCTCCTACTGGAACCTCGACACCGGCCAGTTCGTCATGACCGACGCCAACGGCAACGAAACCGTCCACCTCGACGGGGACGGTGCCGACAACCTCCTGACCGGCACCTTCCGAACCGCCCGAACCGGCAACAGGGTGCAAATCAGCCCGAGTTTCAAACAGACCGAAATCTCCGGCACGGACTCCTTAGAAGGCGCAGGCATCCAGTTCTACCACGGAAGCGGCTCGTACCAGCACCCGTACATCGCGGTCGAGTCCACCACGCAGCAGGAGGGCGAAGTCAGCGCGCTCACGTTCAACGGCGGGCGGCGCGCGGAGCACGACCCCGGCGCGTTCGCCAGAATCGGCGAACGCAAGGCCGACGACAACACCACCAAGGTCGGCACCGTGTTTCTCGCCGCAGAAAAGGACTATGACTCGACCGATCCCAGCAGTAGGCGTGCCTACCTAAGTCTGTGGTCTCCCAAGACCGGGGCCACGACCGCCACGCTCGCCGCGCGAGACCCCAATGGCCTGGTCGGAATCCAAGCCGACATCGACAGCGGATACCTGTACATGGGAGGCTTCCTCGGCGGCTTCTCCGGCGGGCGCTCCACCTTCCAAACCGCGTGGTGGGAAGGCCAAAACATCGGAGCCATGAAATACGCGCAATACACCATCACGTCCTCCAATCCCGCGAAATACGGGTCATACAAGGCGTTCGCCACAGTCGATCACCGGCAGGACGATCCCGGTCTGTTCGTGACCACCGTGTCCGACTGCACGGCAAGCGGTTGGAGCATCTGGGTGTACACGCCGCCGGAGCGTGTGGTCACCGCGGTGGACGCCAGTTGGAACCGCAACACCAGCACCGGCGTCGTCTCCAACCTATCCATCAACACGAGGCATGTGTTCCTGTTCCAGGGCAACAAACCCTACCAGCTCCACACCATCGGATTCCTCAAGAAATAGGAGATTCCCTTGCAAGTCACCACCATCAACGGCCAGCCCACCCTCCTCATAGACCGACCCCTCACCGCCGACACCACCCCGCCGGCCGCAGTCACCGAAGGCATGACCACCATCACCACCACCCCACCCACACCCGCCATGCGCCACGACGCCATACCACTCGCCGCAATCGCATCATGGCGCACACTCCTCGGCATCGAAACCGACACCGAAGCCGTAGCCGCCATCCTCCACGTCCGAGACCACGGCGAACCAGACCCAGACCCCCAAACCGGCGAAACCGCATGGACAAGCGCCTACAACGCCATCGAAAAAGCCATCAACACCACCACCGCGCCCGCCGACAATACACCCGACGATCCGCTCACCGCCGGCCGCAACAAAACACGCGGCCTGCTCGGCCTCCCGCTCCTGCCGGACACGGCAACCACCAACCCATCCGCCGCCGACGAAACGGACACCCCGACCACCATCGCACTGCCCGCCGGCATCGAACCAACGGAACTCGGCAACCTCCTCGCCGACCACGCCGACGACATCAACGACGCCACCGACCGATTCATCGAATCACTCACCCAAACCAACGACGGAAAGGACCACGACTGATGGACGACAAAAACCTCTACCCGGCCATGATCGGCAAACTCCGCGAAATGCTCGCCGACAGCACCGTCCAAATCGCCGCACTCCAAGCCCAGATCGACATACTCGCCAAGGAAAACCAACGCCTCACCGACCAATCCAACAAGGACGACGACAATGGCAACGCTTGACAGCTTCCGCGAAGCCACAGGCGAACCCATCCAACTCGACCTAGCCAACGGGTACATCGCAGACATACGCCTCAACGCCGGCGACGTCAACGGCCGCACCATCACCGTCGAACTCACCGACAACGGCACCCCCATCACCGACACCACCGGAATCACCTGCGCGCTCGCCTACAACACCGCGCCCGGCAGCGGGCTGGGCGACCGCGTGAGCATGCCGGCAGTGTTCGGCACCCCCACGGCCACGTACCGCGTCGCCGTGCCGCGCAAGGCGCTGCGGCACGCCGGCGCGATCCTCATGGGCATCGAGGTCAGCGTCAACGGCACGAAGACTTGTTCGCGCAACTTCCACGGCATCGTCGAACGGGCCGTGTTCGACGCGACCGCGCCAGACGCGCAGGATCAGATGAACGTCCTCGAACAGCTCATCGACGATGCGAACAAGGCCGTCAGGAACGCGGTCAGCGCGGCCGGCGAGGCCAGGGACGCCGCAGACGCGGCACGCACCAGCGTGATCGAATACCGGCAGCTCTCCGACGACTGCAAGGCCAAGATCGCGGCCAGCGCGGCCGCCGGCGTGGTCTTCGCGACCCAAGCCGACATAGACGCCCAGTACGACAGCGTGATCGCGCCGGCATTGTCCGACGCCGAAACGATCCCGCCGCTCACCCAGTCCGACATCGACTGGGCGCTCGACATCATCAACCGATAAACAGGAAGGAGCCATCATGGCGAACGCGCAGAAGGTCATGACCCTCGCCGACACCGCCCAGCTCATCGCCAAGGTCCACAAGAACGCCGCCCAAGGCGTGCGATTCTCCTACGACTCCACCAAGGGCGAATACGGCAACCTCGCCGCCTACTTCACCGCCCACAAGGACGGCAAGGTGTACGGCGTGAAATTCCCCAAATACACGTACAGCAACACGCCAACGGGCGTGAAGACCCGCGACAACGCCAACCTGACCATCGAGATCAGCACCAACGACAAGGCCGGCCGCGACGACTACGCCGCGCTGAACGCCTTCCGCACGTGGGACGTGAACGCCACCGTGGACGACGACGGCGTGCCCCACGTCACCGCCATCGACGGCATCGACACCCGCTTCAGACGCGACGGATCGAACGGCGACGTGTACGTCATGACATGCCCCGGCTACTACAAGCTCGAAAGCACGAGCACCCACAACGAATTCCTCTACAGCGACACCCAATACGACGGCTACACGCCCATGCCCGGCGTGCTGCTGCCCGACGGCAGCAAACGGCCATGCCTATTATTCGCGAAATACGCCGCCTCCCTCGACTCCCAGCAACGCCCACTGTCCGTCAGCGGCGTCGAGATTGACCGCGAGTTCGGCTCGCAGAACCGAGCCATCGACTACGCGGCCAAGAAGGGCAAGGGCTACGCCGGCCGCTGCGCCGGCGACAACTTCTATATCCAGCTCATGCTCATGCTCAAATACGCCACCAAAAACTCGGACGTGCTCGGCGGATGCTGGGACCACAGCAGCCAGACCGCCGTCACGACGGCCGAAACCAGCGCCAAACGAGTCATCATCGCCGCCAGCGCCGCCGGCGGCTTCGAGGTAGGCAGCACCATCAATGTCGGCACCACCCGCGAACGTGGCAATGCCGGCAACTACAGCTCCGCCCGCGCCCGCACCATCCTGAGCAAGACCGCCATCGACGCCAACAACACCGCGCTCAACCTCGACGGCGACGCCATCACCACGACCACCGCATGCTTCGTCAGCAGCATGCCGTGGAAGACCGGGGCCACCGACAAGCTGCTCGGCATCGACGGCCGCCCCACAACCGCCAACGCCACCCGCCAGCCTGTCCGACTGCAAGGCATCGAACTGTTCAACGGCATCTACGAGACCGACGCCGACCTCATCGCCAACTCGGTCAAGGACTCCGACGACGCCGGCCGCGTCGAACTCTACCGCGTGTTCGACATCACCAAGGCAAGCAAGACCTCGACGGCGAACTACACCAAGATCGGCGAATTCCCGGCCCGCACCAAAGCCATCGACAACTCGTGGAGATATGCCGAGGACTTCACCCTGTCCAACGGCGTGCTCATCCCCACCGGCATCGGGGCCACCAGCGCCACCGGCCTATGCGACGGCGTATACGCCAACCCGCTAGCATCCCAGGGTCTCCGACAGGTGCGGCGCTTCGGCAACCTCTGGGACGGGGTTGCCTGCGGCGTCTTCGCCGTGGTCCTCACGGGCGACCTCGCGTATCGCTGGTGGAACGTCGGGGGCCGCCTTTCTGCGCTCGGTCGCACGAAGGCGTAGCCGCAGTGCGATGGGGGTGAAGCGCAGCGAGGGGGC